CACCTGTAGACGTACCCGTTTTACGTACCCGGACGGGGGTTCAATTCCCCCCACTTCCATTTTTTAGGGAATTTTCGGTTCTGTAATTCTTTGTGGTATAAGTAATTACAGAATCGTGAAAAACATAACAAAGCCCGTGTATACAGAATGTATACAAAACGTCCGCAAAAAAAACGATGGGACGATATAGGGAACACTTTACTCTTTATGCCCGCCGGCGAAAAAACGGTGCGAAAGTTTGGTATTATAAAACCTACTCGCCCGATGGAGTACGTACGTGCGGAAAATCAACCGGCTTGGAAAGCAAGGCGAAAGCCCGCGCGTACTGCGAAGAATTATTCAAAAAAGGTAAACTATGGGGCGGTTCGTGCAAACTGTTCGGCGATTTTGCCGACGGCTTTTTCGACGAAACGAGCGCATGGTTCCGCGATCGGATGTCGTGCGGAACGGAAGACTGCCCTGCTCTCTCACAATCGTATATAAAAACAATTCGGATGCACCTAAAGGCGTATATCCTGCCGTTTTTCCGTGATTGCAAAATGGAAGACTTGCGCCCGTCGCTCACAAAATTATTCCGCGTCGAATTACTCGAAAAAGGATTCCCGACAGAAAAAGGCGCTATTCGACCGCTCGCCCCGAAAACAGTAAACAATGTCATATCGACATTCAAACTGATTACGGATGCCGCACTCGCAGACGGTATAATAATGTTCGATCCGCTTCGAACGATAAAACCGCTCAAGGGCAACGAACGCCCGCGCGATATGTACGATATGGCGGAGTTGAAAAAAATCGTTGCGACGGTAAAAAATACACGTCTATACGTTCCCGTACTTATGGCGATCTGCACGGGAATGAGAGCGTCCGAAGTGCTCGCCGTCCGCGCTGAAACGTTGCATGAAAATTATATCGACGTCATCGACCAAGTATACAACGGGCAATATGTACCGCTAAAAACAAAAGAAGCACGTAAAATACCGATATGCGTCGAATTACACAATTTAATAATTAATAATTTTCCGAATATGACATACCCGCAATTAAGCTGCGAGTTTCGAAAGGTGATCGAAGCGGCAGGACTTGCCGGTGAGAAAAAGAAACGCGGATTATGTTTTCATTCGTTTCGCCACACATTTAATACATATCTTCTCGCCGAAAATGTCCCACCGCATAAAGTCGCGGCTGTTATGGGACACTCATCGGGCGCGGGAAGTATGCAAGAGCGCTATACAAACTGGCGCGCGGAAATGATGCCCGAAGTGTATGCGACGCAAGAGAAATTATTAAGGGATATTATGACTATATAGATATGAATGACTTTCTCGAAAATATTATTATATGTTTTGTCGCCGATATTATGATTATCGTGAATATCGCAATAAGCATAGGAATTATTACGATTGCACTGTATTTGGTATTGAATTTATTTTTCTGAATTAACGTGCAGCATACACACAAATTCACTACCGATCCAAACGGAAGCAATGAAACTCGCCCTGTCAACTTTACCATTAAAATATGGTACCGAACGGCTTAGGCAGTACGCAGCCAGATTTTTATTGTAAAGTTGGCAGGAGTAACTTCGCTGTGGTTGTTTTTGTAAATATTCGATGAGCGGCTGGCATCAAAAACGTGTCTTTCACGCATATCATCTGGTTGGTTGAGCCCCGCTCCTTCACGTCCATAGTTGCTACCATAAAAGCAACCGGAGTCGGATTGCAATCCACCATGTCCGCAGATAATCATTTCACCAGTGATATTTGGCAGCCCTGCCGGCTGTGCAGTTAAATTGCCCGTTTTTTCTATAAATGTCGCCGCATTGCCCCCTGTCGCGCGAAAGAACGCACCGGCGTATTGCTCTTGAAGCTGCCATTTCGTGCACACAAATAAATCCGTCGGACTGGTTTGCTGCGGGTATTGCACATATATTTCGCCGATACGCGGGCACGATAAACACTCCCACTTACTGCCGTTCCAAATAATAGTTTGTATTTGGCCAGCGAGCAATGTCGAATCCGTTTCGCTCGCCGATGCACAGCGTATGATATGTGTTTTATCTGTTGAGTTAATAATTTTTACCTCAAGCCCAATAAATTCACCGCTACCGATTGTTAGAATTATTTGTTCGGATGCAATAATAGCTATTGTTTTATTAAAATCAATTTTACCGATATTCTGCGATGCAGTAATGGATAAGCGCTTTTCAGTTTCAAGTTGTCGCTTACTTGAATTCCAAACAACAGCTGATCCGTTTTCCATTTCCGAATCTTCCGATCGCAAGGTAATCGGATGCGTATCGTTATCATTACCTGCTCGCGCTGTCCCGCTTTTGTCAAACCCGATAATACAATCTTTTTCTCCGTTACATTTATATGCTTTAAAACCTGCAATATCGTTATTATTTAATGCAGTAGAAATGCCATCGCGAAGATTAATGATATTATTTTTTATATATACATCTGAAAGATATGCTTTACTGTTGTCTTTTTGTATGATATTTCCGGCTACGGTTAATTTTTGCAATACAACCATGCCGTTTATAATAGCATCGACAGCCTTTTTAATAATACTCTTTATTGATGCAATAATCTGACCTTTACTGCCGTCAGATTCTTTGCCGTCTTCTGTGAGTACGGCATTGAGTTCTTCTTCAACTGCTGTCAAACCTGTATTTAAATCAGTGATACACTTCGAATTTTTATGCCACGCCCAATTCAGCCATTCTGCAGGCAACACATCTGCCTGTTTAAATCCAGACGCGTATTTTACGGCATCGGGAGCAGCTTTGACAGCGTTTTCTCCGAACACAGAATATTTATCCAATGTTTGTGTTTGAATCATTTTTATTAGCCTCCTGATGTTATTAAAACCTGTGGTGATGTCGTTGTACGATAAAATATTTGTGTCAATATCCAAATATTTTTATAGCCAATATCATGGGTAAAGTGCACGACTATATCACAATTATCATCAAAGTCGATTGTATAGTGCTTTGATATAACCGATACAATCGTATCAACGCTCGCGAGTGTGATGCCAAAACGTTTAAGCACGGCAATCGACTTTAAAAATTTACGATACATGCCTAAATCCATAAAACCGGTATCGGTATATGATATAGTTGATAGCTGTCCGCCGAGATTTTCACCGACAGTCGATAATCCGATACTTAAATCAGTTTCAAGCGGCAGCGTACCGAGAAGCAAAATATTTTCTGCGTTAAAACCTTCAGGCACAAGCGGACGAATATATCCGATAATGCGTCCGATACTTTCGAGTTCTTTCTCGTCGGCCGTATCGATTGATAATTGGTAAAGATAATGCTGTATCGTTTCCGCTTCGGCAAATTCGCCGTTAATCGCTGCTCCGAACGCACTGATAACCGATCCGTTCATTTGCGCAGGATAGTATCGATTTACCGGTATCATTTATACTCCTACCTGCTCAATCATAATTGTCGCATCAGATATACGAGGAATCGTGTTACAATCAACTTCAACGACGCTTTCCCATTTTTTACCATCGATACTTACTTGCGTATATGCAACTTCCGTGTAGGTACAATGCACAAACGGTGCGCTTGTTAAAAGCTGTGTAACGCTGTCTCCGATTTTCCAATTTGCACTTGCAAGGATGAGATCACGTTTTATTTGATTTCGTATATGTGTGCCGTTATCCGCGTCCTCTGTGAGCCATACTTTTACAAACACCTGCTTTTCGCCCGCAAGATCGTAATATATCGGAATAGACTGTCCGCTCGCTGTCGTCCAATTTTGTACTTTTGCAGGATTATCCATGCCGGGTATCGACGGTTCTCTGTTTATTGCCGATACTACATTTTCAATAGTTTCGACGAGCGCATTGATACCCCCATTCGGTACATTTACCGCCCCGACTTCGGTACAAGTAAATGTTATTTTCTTTTCCTTACCGGTGGTGATCGTTACCTGTTCCGACGATTTAAACGTATGACCTTTATAGACAACTGTCGTACCGCTCGGTATCACCGCATTTCCTGTACTTGCCGCTCCGATTGTAATACCTACGGTTGAGTACGTACCTTTTGCAATCGGAGAATTTTGTGTCGGAGCACTCATATACCCCGCGTAGGTCTCGGCTATTTTGTCGGAGTTACCGTGTATGACGATATACGCCGTTCTCGGTTGCAATACTACACCGCCTGTCAGCGTAATTGCGGTTTTTGTATTGTAATTAAAAAATATCCGCGCATACGATACGCCGGTTAAACTCTCGAGCGCACCTTTACATCCGTCAAGCGAGTATTTTATCGTATCACCCAATACAAGCCGCCGACGCAGCGCATTCGTCGTTTCTGCCTCTATGCCGGGTATACTCGATTCAAGGTTTTCCACACTCTCTAAATTAATAATCTGTCTGTCAAACGATTTAATCTCTCCCGAGAGTACAGCGACGGCTCCGATTGTATCACAAACGGTATCGATGATTTGCGTACTTCCGGCGCTGATAACGGCTTTTTCCTTTACGATAAAGTTAACATTTTCATAGGGGGCTTTTGTGCCGGCTGGAATGATACAGTCTCCGTCCGAGCTTGCCTGTACTGTAAAGCGCAACGTCGAATAGCTGCCGGGATTCCGTGCAACGGCGGCAATCGGCAAAAGATTTTCAATCTGCGCATCATCGCAGAGTTCAATATTGAGCGAGTTTATAGCACGTGATAATTTTTCATCATTGTCGGCAAAACGGTTTCCATCTCCGAGTGCAAGCAGATAGAGCGCATTATCATAGCTTTTTTTTAGCTGTATGATTTTACCGTTCTTATCTTTAATACCGTTTTGCTGTAAAAGCGCGTTGACGCTATCGATTATTTTATCGGCATGCTCGACCGTTGTTTTCGGCCGCCATGTTTCGCCGTTTATTTTAAAGCTCACGTGCCGCTTCCTCCGCTTTTAATTTTCCTACACTCATAGTCAGTTTACCGTTTTCGATATTGTACTTCGGATAAAACGTTTCTTTTTCCGTAAGCCGTAAACTCTCTCGCACATAAAAATCAAGTTCGCCGAAAGTAAGTTTTTGCGTCAAAAAATCCGTCCACGGTACGCCTACATCGGGAAGCTGTGGAACAGTTCCGCGAATTAAAAAACCTGCCTGCGTTGCCGCCTGTAATTCTTCCTCGTCTCCCGACACGATTGGAACAATACCGTCGATGATTTTACAATCCCATGTTATCCCGCTTGTCGTAATATCTTCAGCACGCATTTTTAAATCCATTTTATCCCCCCGTTACGACTGTCGTTGTCTTTGCCGCACCTATATTTATAGTCATCGGAGTAACCGGTGGAGATGATGGACTGCTGGGTGCGGCACAGGTATGTGTATGTGTATTTAAAAGTATAATAAGATTATTAAGAGCAGTATTGAGTTCCGCCCACGTTACAAGCTGTTTACCGTTCCCGTTGAGCTCTATTTTTTGCTTTGCCTTTATTTTATGATTGTTGCATTCAAACTCTATATCATCTTCCGCCGTAACGGATAATTTTCCTTTTTTGATTTCCGCTTTTACTTTTGCCTTGTTGTTAAAAATGCACATCGGGAGAGCCTTGAGTGTTTCCCTGCTGTAGTGCAAATACGACTTTGTTTCTTCGGGCGATGTTATATCCCCCGTATTTGCTACAGGTGTTTTCAGTCCGAGTAGCAACACTTTATCGCCTTTTTGTATATCCCACGTAACCGAAAAACCGGTACCCGATAGCATCAGCACTTCGATGTTTTTCGTTTCCATCTCCGGCAATGTCTCACCGTTCATCATTTTTTGCTGCTTTGCGTGCAGTACGTTTATCGTTTTATCCGCGTTTACCGCTTTGATAATTCCGTAATCGACAATAAAAAAATTCCCAAGTATCGCCTCGATTAAATCGCGATCGGTAAAGCGTGTTACTGCATTCAAAAAATTATTATTCATGCCGACCTCTTATCCGCTGCTATACCTTCGATTGTCATTTGATTTGCGCTCCCGACTGTCGCAAAATGAAATTGCAGTGAGGTGATCTCAATACGAGATCGTTCCTGCCGAAAATTTTTAAGATATTCCGTCGATTGGTAATACGCCGAATTAAACGTTACAATATCGCCGGGCTTTAATATCGGGTTCCACGGCGCGCTGATTGTTGCCGAGGCAAGCATACTCTCCGATCCCGCCTTGATAATAGGCGGCGCAGAAAGATAAGGAAGATCGATTTCGGCTCCCGGTGATGTTCCTGCATCTCTATACGCGACAAACGCGCCGCTATCGATCGTAATATGCACACCGTCAAAACTTCTCTCAAGGTGCGCGATTGCATCTTTACACGCGCCCTGAAACTGGAACGATTCTTCCGATACCTCTTGTATCGCAGAACTTACTACAGGAGTTTTTAATCCGAGCGGCTTTGATATTTGCGCAAGTGCCGTTTGCAGGGTATATCCTTTGTCGAGGTTTATATCGACCGTCTTTGTCATCCACTCTACAAATTGTCCGAACATACAGTGTACAACCGTCGTACTCTCCGGCCCCGGCGATTCTTGGTGCATATACGCAATAGTCGATTCCAGCATAATACGCCGTTTATCCTCATAGCCTGCATATACACGGAGCTTTTTTGCACTTGATAAAATACTGTCGATATAAAAGTTTTTTACGGTTATATCAAAATCATTCGGTATATCCCGCCCGTACATTGCGCCCGTAAGTGTGATATTCGGTTTTCGCCCATGTGTCGGGCATTTTATTTGCGCAACGATCGCATCGTTATCATTGAGGAAATACAAATCAATAATTTTATTAAAGTTTGCTATTCCCATTTTATTAAATAAAGCTCCGTCAAAAAAAGTGCGTTATATCCGATTTCGGGAAGCTGTGTTTTAAAAATAAATCCGTAATCGCTGTTTCCCGTTCCCGATACGACATTCGGATATACCCCAGCCTCACGTATTGCCCCGTTCGGCAGTGTTATCCAGCAATTCCACCGACCATTAAAAAATCGAAAAGCAAATGTAAAATTACCTGCTTCCGTAATACAATCGAATGAAAAATTCTCTTGTATCTCTGTTACAGGAAATGGAATACGCTCAAGTGATTTAATCGTTCTCATAATTAATTTTTTACGAAGAAAAACGGCGGTCGCACAGGTGCAAGTGCGCACGACCGCCGACGCAACGTTGCCGCTGCGTTAATTTTTACCGTTCGCGGTTTCCGGTTTTTTATCAAACAAAACACCAAAAATCACCGTAAGTACCGCAAGTATCGCACCCGAAACCGTTTCAAAGATGTTGTGCGACAATCCGCCGATACAACACAAAACCCCGCCAATTACCGCAAGTACGATAATGACAACCGTTTTCCACGAAAATTTGTTTTTCGCTTTCGCGGTTCTTACGGTCGATATAATAACCGCAGTAAGACCGAATGCGGCAAGTGCGATTTCGATCACGGTAGCAATCGGAACACTGACAAATTTCGCGGTTACGATTGCCGCTGCAAAAAGCAATATTCCCCCAACTCCAATAATTTTATTTTTCATGTTTTACCTCCGCATATATAGTCATTTTAACTAAACAATAATTTTTTGCTTGCAAGACTGTCATACGTTTGATAATATATATACATTAATTTTTATACAGAGGAAATAATTATGGAAAATAACGATTCTTATTTTGATGGCGGACTATTGCAACTTATAGGTTGGGTGCTTTTAGGTTTTATAATTACATTCTGTACATTCGGCATTTGTTATCCATGGGCTTTATGTATGATTTATAACTGGGAAACTAAGCATACGGTTATCAACGGCAAACGATTATGCTTTAACGGTTCGGCAATCGGACTTTTTGGTCTATGGATCAAATGGTTGCTTCTTATAATTATAACTTTTGGTATTTACTCTTTTTGGGTTAGTATCAGTCTGAAAAAATGGATAACTAAACATACTCATTTCTTAGACTAAACTAAAAAATCACGTTTGTTGTATCTCTTTACGCCGCATATCCGCCGGAGATCACTGCTTTGATTACATCTACCGTAGCTTTTGCAGCAACTACGGTTCCGACGGCCGCCGTGTAGCCGATGTTGCTTCCGCTTTTAGGCTGTGCGGCTTTGCCCGCTTGCGTCATATCCGATAAAAAATCATCCATAACGTTTATCTCTTTTAATACCATCGAAAACGGCGTTTTATTGCGGCAATCCGCTTTTGTATTTATCGTCAAGCTCTTGATAACGACGCGTCGGTAAACCTGCGCATCGATATCCTTATAAATCAAAACATACCCCTGTTGATATGCGTTGCGGATAAGCCACGAGTTTAGCGCAACAAACGGGGTATAGAGATTTGTCGGTTCGAGCGCTGCATTACCCGGTATGTAACCCGTCAAATTCCACGTCCATGATCCCGGCGCAACGTTATCGGCGACGTTTTTCTTTCCACCGGCAGTAATCAAAAGGCTCTCGCTTACTTCGGCGTTTCCCGTCTGCTGATGCGTTTCCGTTTCAAGCGGAATTGCAAACGGCGCGCCTTGCGAGAGTCCGTCTTTGGTGATACTCGGATTGATGAGCATAGGGGCATCGAGCAGCGTTTTTACAAGATTGAGCGCCGTCGGGTTCCCGTTTACAATAAGCTGTGATAATCCGTCCATATAAAACCTTTAATATTAATTTTTTCGGGGAACATATATTACAACGATTTTATTTTTTATTATATTATCATATATATACATGCGCGTATCTTTGTTATAATTATACACATAGATTGTACCAAATTGCTCTAGAGTGCTTTTTTCCGGTTTTAACTCTGCTAACTCTAAATTATACTTTTTATATTTTTCATCACATCGTTCAACTGCTATCGAGTGTACTAATAGTATTCTTTGAATTAACATATCTACAGATAGATCATTCAATTCTTTATAATCTATCTTATTAAATTTGTTTTTTACTGTTTCCCAATAATTAGAATTGCATTGTGTATATTTATTCACAAATTGCGCGAAGCCAATATTTAATTTATTAAAATCTTTTCGGGAGAATATACAGGACACTCCGCACAATCTATATTTATCACCCCTTTTAGTTTCAGGTAAAAAATAATCATCATTTGTAAAAATATAATATATCGGAGTTTGATTTAAAATATTTGTTGTAATACTATTCATTATTTTAACATCTGACAATAAATCATCTAATCCAGATACTTTTTGTATGGCTACAGGAGATAATATTTTTGCGCCGTCAATTTTATTTTCTTCGGTATACCAAGGTGTATTATCATAACCTGTTTTTTTTAAATCAGAATATTCTTGTTTTAGAGGAACATACACAAAAATTGTTTTTCCTTTAATAAAGTCTTCATATACATATACTTTTGTATCATCATTATACCCATATATGGAAAATATACCGGAGGTTGATACCCTTTTTTCTGAATACTGAAAGAAATCCACGACATTCTCTGTCCCGTCTTCGTAATATTCCGAAAATAAAAACAAGTACATTTTTTTTAACGATTCGGATATATCAAGATAAAAATTGTATGCCTTCGTATTATTTGCAGATAATACCAATTGATCTATTCCACAATTTTTTATTAATGTTTCTTCTGCATATTTTACAAATACTCTTGATACTAAGTTTTTGTATGTATCTAATAAAGTCATCGCTTTTTCATTAGACATAATATAAGATACCCCTAGCAAACAATTAGAATTTGCGTCAGAAATATCTTTTAATTTTGATATGTTATTAGTTATACCAAAATGGTAGCTAACAGTTACATTCTCTCCTAAAATATTTTTTGTTGTGGTATATCCAAATTTTGCCTCCATTTCTGACATCGGCAATAATTTAGTATATTCTTCCCATTTTTTTAAAGGCAATTCTAACGATAAAGAATTTACAACCTGTTCTTGTGGAGTATACCATTCAATGTGATTATACCCCGTTTCTGCAAATGCAAAAAAGCTACAAATTAACAAAATAGCAATAAAACCCTTTTTCATATTATACCTTCCTTATCTTGTTCCCGGCATTAATTGTATCCTGCGGTTTCCTTCCGTTATTGCCTGCAATAAACCGTCTCGCGCTCCGTTAAACGCTTGTTGCTTTATCGTCTGCGGCATCCAGTCTGTCGGTGATGTTATATTGATCGTTTGATTTATGGTAATATCCTGCGGAGCACTCGCGTATGATACTGCGTTCGGCAAAAATGCACGCCCCAAATCCTGAATATCGCGAACTGCAAAAACCCAATCATCCGGCGCTACCTGTGTAACTTGTCCATTGGGACGAATAACGCCATCTTTGATAGACGGTACATAATTATTTTTTAGCTTATCTACTGCTTCCGATGATATATCTATATTCGACTTATTTTTATAAATATTTAAATCAACTCCCATTCCTATAAGCTGATTAGCTAATGCTTGCGTTTCAGGAGATATTCTATCGGGTGTTAATTTTGAGAAAGGAATGTATGATTTATCTTTATTTATTTGCCTGATAAATGCTTTTTCGGTTTTTTCAAAATTATCTATTTCTATTTTCTGCTCCGGTGTCGCATTTTCCAATATTTTCATTTTTTGGAACATATTTCCGCCAGCATACTTTCCGCTTACACGCTCTCCTGTTTTTATTTGCGTTTTATTCGTGCCAAATATAGCCTCGTTTATACCGGATGCAAGATTTTTAAAAAACTGCGAAAGATTTTCACCGACTTTCTCCCAATCGCCCGCGACAAGGCTCGCAAGGGTATCGGCGAGATCGCCGAACAGTCCGATAGCTTTTTCGATTGCACCGCCGACAATAGGAGCAAGCGCCTCTGTTATTTTGGTAATAGAGCCCGCAATCCCCGTTATCTTTTGAGCGATCTCCGGCCCGTGATCACTTAAATATTTATTCATCCGCTCGAGTATCGGAGTAAGTCCACCTCCGAGCTCGCTGCCGAAAAGCGAGCTGAGTGATTTTAATGTTTCAAGTGAAGTCTTAAATTCCGTCGAAAATCCGAGTGCTTTTTGTGCGCTTTCCTCATCGACAAAACTAAGCCGTCCCGATTTTGTAAGTAAATCATCGATACTTTGTTTGCTTACAGTAAGATAATGAAACAACTGCGCGCCGGATTCGCCGAGCATATCTCTGACATACAACGCAGCTTCTTTTTTATCGGTGAGTGCTTGCGCCATACGGAAAATCACTAATGCCCGCTGGTCGGCTGCCATATTGACAAAATCCTGATTTGAGATATTGTCAAATTCCGTATTCGTTTTTGCCGCTTCGTGACGCAATCTCGAGAAGTTCGTCGCAATGTCCTCAATGCTCTTTCCCTGTTTGAGCATACGAGTAATGCTTACATCGAGCGCTCCGATACCGTTGATAAGTCCGTTTGCATCCGTATTCGCAATGGTAGCGGTTACCCGCCATTTATTAAGTTCTTTAATATTTATTCCGAGCGCCTGCGCAGTAAGTAGCTGCTGCGATTCAAACTTCCCCGACGCAACTGTAAGCGTACCGATCCCCGCGCCGACGATCGCCGAAGCGTTTCGAACAGTGCCGATAAGACGAGATAAACTGTTCGTCAGCGCTTCGACCGAGTGCTTCCCTTTACTAAAAGAATCGCGGTCGGCTTTTAATCCGAGATCGACATAAAATCCGCCTATGCTGTTAGCGCTCAATGCTCATCTCCTGTATTTCATCCCGTGCACGTTTACACGCGATACCTATGAGCATCTCGTCAAAACTCATAGGTATGCGTGCGTATTCTTTGCAAAAATCGTAATAGAGCCATAAAAAAACATTATCACAATGTTTTTTCATAATCCGCAGCGCTCGTGCCTCTTTCAGTTCGTCGCGGCTTGCTCCGTTGGCTGGGAGAGCCGCAAATATTTTTTTAATATGTACCCGTACACGCAATCGGAAATCGCGATGAGCGCAAGCGGATCTTCGCGGAAAAGAGGAAAGCCGTCAAGTAAATCATCGGGGCCTGAAAGACAAAAACTTTCCTTTTCTCCGTTCGGACACGTTACGTTTACGATTTTACCCGCAATGCACAATCTCATCAAGCGCACTTTCGCTTCAAACGACGCATCCTGCAAGGCGCGGCAAATTTCAAAACTGTTCGCGGTGTTCAGCCCGTCGGGAAACGATACGATAAACCCGTCCAGATAAGACGTGTCATCTCCGAACGCTTCCTGTACGTGAGCGAGACCGTCGTAATAATCCTTTCGTTTGAGCGTGATAGTTTCTTTCATCGTTTACCTCGTTAATTGTCGTCGGTCTCGCCGTAGTTCCAAACGACCTGATAATCCGGCGCGTCGTTTCCCTGAACGGTAATCGGCGGGCAGCTTTTGACGGTGCAAGCGTAAAACGTCGTACCTTCTGTTACACCGTTTATATCCTGTGTAATGCGGATCGTTCCGCCGACGCTGTCTCCAGCTTTTTGGAGCGTGCGTGCAATTTTCACCATATCGCCGTCGGTGCTGGTTTTAACGACGTTAAACGTCAGCGTACCCGCACCGTTATTGTTGGTAATCGTGATCGTGTTCCCGTTTGCAAGCGCGATAACTTTTGACGAATCCATCGCCTGCTGCGCCTGTACCATCTGCCCTTCGAGTTTAAATCCATCGATCGTCGTCGGAGCACCTCCGTTGATAAGCGGATGTGTAATCGTTGCGGTAAACTGTCCGGCTGCAATTATCGTATGTTTTGCCATTGCCTTATCTCCTTATCGTGTCGGCTTTGTGATGTAGAGCGTACCATATACCGTTACGATACGTACGCCGTCAAGGTAATCGGCCTGCCAAGCGTTCGGCACGGTAATCGTGTCGCCGCCTTTCGGAAGGTCTTTAAACACGGGAGCCGTGATAACAAAATTATCAAGCCGCTCCATATCGATGAATCCTTTGACGATATTCTGCAAAATCAGCAAAATCGCCTGATACGTGGAGTTGTTTCGGAAACTGTTCATCCGGCTGATAAGATTTGCCGTCTGGACTTTGCACATATACGTGATATATGCTTTAATCCATTCTGCCCCGACGCTCGATCCGTCAGAATACAATGATCCTTCGGTAACGACGTTTTCCGTACCGTCTCCGACGTAGGTGTTATATCCGATTTTTTGTTTGTCGAGTGCGGCTTTTTCCGTCGGCGTGAGATTTTCCGCGTTACCCTCGCCATCGTCTTTGCCGGACGCTTTAATCGTCGAAAACGCTACCATATCGATACTGTTGCCGACAGGTGTACCGGTTTTGTTTGCTGTGCTCAACGTGCGCCCGAGCTGCGCAAGTGCGGCATTGATTTTTTTATCGGGATTGTAAATCATCCGATACGTGCCGGCCGTGTTTTTCAGCGCCGTAACGAGCGCCGCTTGTTCAGTGAGGACTGCGCTATCGCTTATGCCGATCCAGAGCCGCGAATATAAAACATCCGCCGCACACAAATCACAAAGCGATTTTTGCAGCGCCGTATATGCGTCCGCCTCCGCAATACCGAATTTAAAATATGCAAAAAACTTAAACCGCTCGTACAATATAGCGAGCGTGTTTTCCGACGCGCCGGAGCTGTCGTCGTAGATCGCCACGCCGACAACCGCCGCTTGAGCCGATGTGAAAAACGGAACGAGCCACGTTTTAAGCAGCGCGCCGGTTACCGTCCCGTAATTCGCCGAGTTTACCTGTATAAGGCTTCCTGCCTGTGCCGAGCTTATACCGGGTAAATAGTCGATCGCCTTTGATACAGGCGCAAAAATAATTACACGACTGTAATTTTCTCCGGCGATCGGCTCGATGACAGTTTCAATCGGAAACTGTACATTGGTCTGCGCAACGGAGTTTTTAAATGTATCCATGAGTTATATCCTCCTATTCTTTATAGTCCTTTATCGATTTTACCGTTCATAACTACGGCTTCCATTTTGCGCTGTGCCGTATCAATAATGTGATACCAAAGTACGCGAAACGTAACATTCCACGCGATAATATTATTATTTCCGTCCTGATAAAAATTAGAGCTTACGGCTTCCATGCTGTCATTCATGACAGTCCCGTGTACGTCCGCGAATGCGTCCTGTACATCGCTTCGAAGCGGCCAGAGTGCGACACTTTGCGCAAGGTCTTCCGACTGCGTGCCGACAAACTGCAAATCAATCGTTGCAATTTTTTCGGTTGCGGCGCAATTCGTTTTTCCGTCATCGCATAATGTATAAAACGGGACTGTTCGCGGAACATTGCTTCGTATGATGTAGGCGCACCATGTCGCGGGTTTATTTGCGTTCTCCTGCGGATTCCACCAGTTACCCTGCTTCGGGATTATTAATTTTTCATCAACCGAAAGAACCTTTGCCAAGATTCCACGTAACGTCTTCTGTGTCAGTTCCATCGTTGCCTACTACCTTATCAAGTGCATACCGGACAAAACCTCCTTCGTATGTCCAGTCCGCCGCAAATGTAATTCTGTAAACATTGTTGTCGATATTTACAAAATACCCTGCAAGTCCTTTTTCATGCGTCCAAAGCTCGAAGCCGGAGCTCTTCACAAGATTTCCGTTATTATCTTTAAGCGTACGCCCTTTCGTATGCTGAAATAAACAACGGATACGCTTATCGCTTCCGACAACCTTTGTAAATCCACCGTTTACCTGCGCATCCATCTGATACACAATCACGTGCCGAAACTGTTCGGGAAACGCGATAAGTATGTCGCCGTATACTCCGTTCATTTTTTATCCACGATAAACGTTAAATTGCCCATCAAATCCCCTCCGTCGATGAGCGGCGTATCGGAGCCTTTGCGCACGATTGTTTCGTCGCTGTTCGGTACGTGTTTTTTATAAAAATCGCTCCGTATAAACTCTTGTATTTTCCCGACAGTAAACGATGCGATTTTTTTCCAGTTCGGTTTTTCACCCTTAACCGTTTTTTCCATTTCGGTTTTCATTACCTTAACAATTTTTTTTCCGTTTTTGATAATACCGTCATACAAAAACGGGCGAGCGGGTATGTGCGCTGTCCCGAAGTGCAAGTCTCGCGCCAGCACCGCAGTTTCGCGCTCGGATTGTATTGAGGCTGTGTATCGTTTGCCTTTTTTCTTTGTGTGTTTCGTCGCGACGTGCATTCTTCCCGACGGAAAACCGACCAGAACCTTTACTTGTGCTTCCTGTAATAGCTTCTGGATTTTTGAGTAATCCACCGTATTTGCACATCGTGCCGTCAACTCCGATTTAGGCATAGATACCGAACCTTTCCGGCGCGCTCTGCAAAAGCATTAAAGCCTTTTGCCCGAATATGTTGCTGTTTAATTGCTTTACCCCTTCTTGTGCGTCCATGCTTTGGAATGATAGCGAAGTACCTCCGATAGATTTCGAATCTACGGCCATTCCGCCGTTTCCGATTACGCCGGATGCGCGGATAGGGTTAAAGTCGAGTAAATACCAAGCAGTCAACATATTTAGACAGAGTGTCCGTTTTGCTTTTTGCGTTTCTGCGTCAAGCACACCCCAGAGCGAATTTACACCCGAATACATGACGGAGACGGTTTCGTATGCGGCGTTTATTTCGTCGTCGCTCATATCGGGGAAATTCGCTGCATACAAAAAATCCGATCTCCGCATAATTTATTTATTTTCCCCCTTGTCGATTTTGTTCAAATCGGGATCTTCTCCGCTATCGGTTGCAGACGGATCGGGATCAAGTGTCTGCTCACCGGACTTCGGATCGGGATCGACTTTCTTGCCTTTACCTGCCGCTTTGAGTGCCGCAAGTTCCTGTTTCGCTTTTTCCGCTTCTTCGCGCGCTTCGTTCAAAAGCTGCGACGACGGTTTATAGCTGTCGGGGAGCTTTTTCAATACGCGGTATTTCTTTTCCGACACCAACGCATTGAACATCGGTTCCGAGCGCTCAAGCGTTTCGAGCTCTTCATCTTCAATCTCCGCAATATTTCGCAGTTCGCCGTCCGCATCTTTTGCGGGAATTGCCTTTCCAATACTTGAAAACAGTACCGGATATTGATAAAAACTTTGTACGTATTTCATGCGTATTACTCCTTAATAATTAATAATTCCGTACCCCGCTGCGATTTACGGAGTACGGATACGTTATGCGTTGATGCCGAAGCCCGAATACACTTTTACCGCCTGCGGAACGGGTGCGAATACGCCGGCATAGCGACGCAACACCGCGTGCTGCTGGTCGTAACTGTTCGGGTACACCGGATAGGTAAAGTTTTCAAGCGGAATACCCGCCAAGAGGATATCCTGCTTTTCGTCGTTCGTGCCTGCTCCGACTTCCGGCGCGGTGATAACAAGTCGATCGAGCGCCGTGCTGTTGAACGGCGTCTTTGCCGCAAGTAACGGATCGGAGTAAAATTCGATCTTCGGTTTGCTGCCGCTTTTCGTCACTCCCGCTTCGAAGTTTTCGACGAAAATTGCCAAAACGCCGCGCGGGTTGTACGCATCGGAGTACGCCGTCGAAGTCAGCAAGTTGTACGCGGCCGGAGCCATCGCAACACGGATGATGTCAAACTTGTTGTAGCTCGCGTCCATAAACTCGCGGATAACCTGCGCAAGCGCTTTATACATCGTGCTGCCTTTGGTTGCGTTGCCTGCATCGTTAACGATTTGTGCAAGCGTATTTCCGCTCCACGTCGTCAGCCCATTGATGTCAAACAATCCCGGCGTATTCGTATCGGCATTGCCGAAATACGTCAGGTAGTCCGTTATCATGTCGAGCACATATTGCGCATAGCGCTGTTTTTCGGCCATGAGGCTGCCTGCAAACGGCGCACCGTTGTCACCTTCAGCACGCTGCATTTCTTCAACGGTAAAGTTGAAAAAGATTTTGATATTGATGATCTGCTGGACCATCAAACCCGACTGCACGTTGACGTTCTTTTTGAGGTTCGCGCCGACAGTGCCCGCACTGCCGAGCTGCGCCCAGCCGGAATATCCGGCAAGCGGGAGCGCCTGTACTTCGCCCCACGGATTCGATCCAGCCTTGCGCTTTACAAGCTCGCGCGCATGGCTGTACAACAGCGGCTGCCGGTACAGTTCGGGGAAGAACGACGCATTCCACGGCGAAATCGTCTGCATACCGATGAGATCGGCGCCGTCGCCCGTAAATCCCGCACTCCGTGAAAATATGATGTCGTATTTTTGCGTTGCGGGATTGTACACCGGTCGAATGTCAACATTGCGCGCGTCTTTTTTATAGAGCGCTTCGAGTTCGGGCGTATTGCCGCGGCTTGATCCAATCATCGCGGCATCTCCGACAAAAAGCGGATTTGATACCGCCGATGCCGGTACTCCGTACGCAGGATCGTTCGCCGGTCCTATCGACAAGGTCGCATCACTCAAGAGTGAGGCTGCCTTTGAATTTCCGTTTACAAGCATATTCGCCGCTTTCGCAAGTCCTTTCATGCTTGCTGCGCATTTAATAATCATTCTGTTTTCCTCCCGTTGTTAATCCAGATAAATGAGCGCGCCGTTATCGGGATCGAGTGCTCTCACGCTTGCCCCTTCGAGCTGCGTCCAGCCGGACGGTACCGCCGTCGCCGCCGGTACAAACTCGATCGTGCCGTCAGTGTTTTTGAAAATCACCTTTGATCCGATTGCAGGATCGGCCGCTCCCGTCGCGGTCTTTTTCCATCCCGTAAGCCACACAAAACCGTGATTGAGCGCTGCGCACGGCATAGACGTAAGATACCGATCGGGATGAGCAGGCGAGTTTTGCGCGATTGCATCGTCAAATACGCAGATACCGCGTACGACATCCCCGCTTGTCAATCCCGCCTTAAACGAGTTTTCGTCCGTAGGCGTTGCCGAGACGACAACGCCGAATTTCAAGCCCTTGTCTGCACTCGCATCGACGATACCGCCGATTTTGAGATAGCCTTCCTGTAACGGTACGGCCTGCGCGGTAAGTTCAAGGTCGCCCCGAAATCCGATTTGCAATTTCATATTTTGGTTCATTTTGCTTTTCTCCCTTTTGCCATATCAAAAAGCGCGCCTAAGCTGCCTTCATTCGGCTTCGTTTCGCCCCCGATTGTTACGGGTATTTTCGGCGCGTTATCCGTCGTTGCCGTTTTCTTTTCGTCTCCCGACACCCCGCCTCCTTCACCGCCGTCCTTTTTCGCCGCGTCTTCAGCCATACGCTTTTTGACGTACGCGTAGATTTCCTCAAGCGTCGGCACCTTTGCAGGCTCCTCGTCTTTGGTCTCTTTTCCGTTATCCGGTGCTTTGGTTTCTTCCGCCGCTTTTTTTGCAGGATCGTTATCGCCTCCGGACGCAGGCGGCGGATCGTCTTTTTTCGGCTCCTGTGCAGGCTGAGTGTCGCCGGTTTTCGGCGTCACTTCGGGCGCGTCCTGTAACGCTTCCGTGTACAGTTTTTCAAACTGTTCGGCGACTGCGCTCGCGGCTTCGGCGGCAACGTTTGCATCCTGACTTTTAACTTCCCGAAAATCTTCGAGAAATCGCAAAAGCTGTGATTTCCCGTCACTTTCGGGTAAATCGTCGGTGAGCTTTTTCAGCGCATCGATACGGGATCCGATTTCTTCCGGCGACAAGGTATCTTTTTTCGCGATTATCTCGTCGAGCGCGGTTTTAAAGGATTCCGCCCCGTTGTCGGTTGTCATAAGCCGCTTTTTTGCGGCCATAAACAAACCCGTTAATAATTTCATAATTAACCTCCACATATATAGTCATTTTTACGGCGCGTATAAGTCAAAAATTGTGCCTTGTACTCGCTCAAAAATCGTCTTGCGTTTTTTTACGGATTGTGATATAGTATCTATAGCAGGTTGTGACGAGGTCTCCGTCACGTTATTACCAGCAGAGCGTGAAACCGTGCGGTTTCCTGCTAATTCTTTTTCAAATCCAGTTACAATCCATTTTTTCGGATTTCCATTCCATGAGTTTCGTATTACCGCTTTATAATTTTCTTTCTCGATATATATTCTGTCACGTTTATCCATCATTGTAACTTCGCCCGTTTCAATAACATCACCTAATTTTTTAGCGGCACTGTCTCCGTGTTTGTCAATAATATGTGCCAGTCCATATCCTGTATGTTCTGTTTTATTGGTAACCTCGCCCCATACTACATCTATGTCACCTATATCTTTCCTGCTGAATGCCCCCTTGACTTGTCCGCCTTTATTCTTTACTAAAAAATCAATAGCCTTTTGACCGGTACCTTTATATTCAGGATAGTTTTTTTCTGGATAGCCACTATCATCATCTTCCTCTATTTTGCCTCTATTCTTTTCTGTAGCAGTTCCGCCCTCTCCCTTGCTTACAAACCGCCCGTTGCTCGCCGAATGCTCGTTGCCGTTTGCATCCTTTCCGTCCGCAGTCGCGCGCACGATATCAAATATCGTTTGACGGTCCGGCTCTTTATCGAGTACGACCGCATCTTCACCGCCACGTCCTGCGGGGAGTAATGCGAGGTGATTTACGTCGCTGATCTCTTTCATCACGATGTCGTACGGCTCTCCGTGCGGGCTCACTCCTTTTTGCCATTCAAACGTTGCAATATATCCGGGGCTTAATTGTTTCTCCCCTCGCTCGTATGCGCCTTGCGCTTCGTCGTCGTACAAAAGTACATTGCTTCGGATACCGACTTCGTCCTTATCGTCAAGGTAATCGACAAACGGATTTTCCCCTGTGTAGCCGATTGTGAGATCGCGAAAATTACGACTGTCGACTAAAACGGACGGATGATGATGCGTCAACGGCAATAACTTAAACTTGCCGCACGCGGCTGCTAACACACTTGCGGGACGATATACCTTGTATATGTCTTTTTTCTCCACCCAGTCCGGCGCGCCGTCCTGATGAGGAAACGGAAGCCGGAGTGTCGGAAGTTCAGCGTATGCGTAATCGTAAATACCACTGACGGCAATACGGATATTTTTCAGTTCTGCCATATATACTTATAGTCATTTTTGTATTAGAATAAATCAAAATGTAGGAGGTTTTTATGCGGAAAAAGATTATTTTTCTCTGTTTTCTTGCTTGTTTATTTTGTGTCAGCGCCCAAACAATAGATTTCTCTAAAAAATCTATGTCGGAGCTTTTGAAAATTCAGTCCGATCTGACAACAGCGATTTGGAATTCGCCCGAGTTTAAAGAAGCCGTTGTACCAGAGGGTATTTACGAGGTAGGAAAAGACATCCCAGCCGGTAAATGGAGTGTTGAAATTATTGGTAAGCCAATTATGGATAGCGTACAAATCTATCAAAGTTATACTAATGGACAGCTTGAAGGTATGTTAAATTGGCTTTCATTTACTGACAGTAATCGAATAATAAATGTTAACTTACATAACGGTACATATATAAGAGTATCTACAAAATGTAAATTCAAGACTTTTGTACCGCTGTTTTAGCGTTTCCCATCGGCGCTGTCCTGCACTATTTTCTCAACGGTATCGCCCCAGAGTTCCCATTGCTGTACGAGAGTATCGTAGTACAGAAGAAGCGCCGCATAGTCTTTAACGCTTTTCGGTACGTCCAGCTTTTCCCTGTTTGGCTTCGGCGGCAGTGCCGGAGGCGTTACCGGTACTGTCCTGCACGCGCTCGTTATTACGAGTAATAATATCACCGATAATATCATCCAAATCTTCATCACTTTGCGCATTGTGTATTCTCCTCAAAAGCTCTCCGTTCTCTTTTTGTATTTCACCCAACCCCCGCGTGTGCTCAAGTAAGACGCGGATATTCATCGATTGCTTCGCAACTCTCCAGCGCAGCGCCTCATTTTCTTTGCTGGTTTTTTTTATTATTTTTGCGAGTATGACAATAAAAATTGCCAATATCACAATCATTGCAAGTAAGATTAAAATCGCATTCATTGTGTCGTACCTCCGAAACGAATTTCTTTTATTTTGTCCATGACAATGGATAAATACACAGGGCTAAAACAGGCGGCAATGCCAAGCCCCGAAAAAATGACATCGTTTATCTCGATACTGTAACTGTCGCTTGCAAACTTAAATGCCGACCATCCGGCAATCCAGATCGCAGCGATTATCTGGCTTTTCAGCGATATCGGTTTCGCTTTTAACCCTTGTTTTACATCTTTTCTGCTTTCAGCAGATTCGTCATTATGCAGCCCTATCATTTTCACCTCCGTCGTATCGATAACAAATCGTGTAAAAAATCCCGAGCGCTTTTATCGGCGGGGCATGCGGCTCAAATAGCACATCACCGTTTTTATCGACACATAAAAAATGTGTCCCGCTCGGGCCGCCTTGCCGTATCTTTTGTATAAACGCATCCGCACGACGCTCTTTTACGCTCGCATACCATGTGAATGCGCCGTTTCTAAAAACCGCTACTTCGACAAACTTGCCGGAGCATCCGAGCGTTTGTAATGCGAGGTTCGCAATCGCAGCGGAATTTGCCACGCAGTTTTTTTCTCCGTGCAGCGTCGTAATATATTCAAGTTTTTTCGATTTTTCCCATAACGCATTGATTTCTTGTGCAGTAAGCGCGCGACCTGCTTTTAATTCAGCAAGATGTAATGCACTCCTGAAAAAACATCCGATCCGCTGTATCACTTGATAAAGCGCAGGATCATTTTGAAAAAGATAGTTCATTCGTGCCTCTCCTTTTTAAGCGCATCTTTGATATCCTTTGTGTCCTCTTTTATGCCGTCGATTTTTTCGACCAATACGGCAAGCAGCGATTCATGCGATGACGAACGAGAATACAAATCCGAAAACTTTTCACGTGCCTTTGCCCGTTCTTCCCTATCTCTCTCTTCGTTTGTATTTACTCTTTGCAAAATCCGCCCCAACTGGATCGATATATCCGCAATTTTAACAATGACACCGCCGACAAAGCCCGCGATTGTTATTCCTATAGTTATGCCAGCGCCGAGATTCATTTTTTTTACATACCTCCCTATACATCTATAGTCATTCAGCGTATTCAACCGGCACGAGCGCGCACCTACAGTTATAGTCATCCACTTCGTCCGGCAGTGCGTTTATATCGAATATTTGCCCGTCAAGCGCCGCATGTGTTGAGCGGACACGGACATCGTGAGCCGTCACCCACTTTACTTTAGTTACTCCGGCATTTACAAACGTCGCGATTGCCGTAGCTTTATTGAGCCGCGAAAGCTGATCTCGGGCAAAAAAGCGTGCCATATGAGCGGATGATCCGAGCATTTGTTTTGTAAGCGCTCGTATATCGAGTACATCCGATTTTCCGACGACGTAATCGTCTATTTTTTGCAATAACTTTCGTTTTAATAAATCTTTCTCTCCTGCTATCCGTCTTGTCGCATTATCGATATACAGCCGCCGAATTTCTGACATATTGTCGTTATAGAGTTTTTGTTTATCGATTGAAAAACTTTTGATAATGCGTTGCATGGTACTACCGGCATCGCCACCGAGCTTTTTTGAAAAACTGCTTTGACTTTCAAAAAATATTTTCTCGAGGATTTCCAGAAGGTCTACATTCGGCATTTCGTCGGTTTCATCGTTTTTCAGATTTTCCCGTACCGACGCGAGCGACGCTTTAAGATTCGCTTTTTCGACATTTTCTTTCGCCGCTTGCTCTACATGCTCTAAAAACGACATCATTTCTTTAAAATCGTCGCTTCCGTCGCTGTCGACTGTAAGACGTTTTTCGCTGATGCCTGCAATCTCCGCTTCCTGCCTGAACCTGCATAACAAATCGCGGACGATTTTTGCATACTCTTTTTGCAATAATTTTTTTATTTTATTTTCGGAGGAGAGATTCGGAAGCGGAAATCCTTGACGTTGAAATCGTAAAAACGCCGATTTTGAGCCGTGCGGAATAAAATCATTTCCCATTTTTTAAATACTCGTATGTAGTCTCAAGTACGGCCGCGAGTTTACGCATCTCATCATCAGAAGGTATGCTCGTCGGAACACCTGTCATCCACGACGAAATAGGTATGCCTGCACGCTTTGCAATCTCATTCCACGTTAAGCCGAGCGCTTCTTTTAGTTTTAATATCCGTTTAAACTCTTGCGTCATTTTTCACTCCCTGTATATCGTTTCTTCCGGTTTCAAGCATGTGCCAAAGATCGCCATCGATATTTACATCTTCGCCACTACTTAATTCCTGCATTGCCTTTTTGTCGAGTTCAACGCTCGGTACGCATTTATGCGCTATATCTATTGCAGTAGTAATCGGTATACCAATCGCTGCCAGCTGCCCCGCAATTTGAGTAAACTGTACGCCAAGTAATGCTTTATCTTGGTCGGAGAGTATGACGCCGGTGTCTGGCTTTATTGTTACCTCTCTTGCGTGCTTTGCCTGTTCACTATTTTTTCCGAAACACGAGTAAACAAGTAATTCGATACAATTTTTAAAGCTCGGCGCCACGTTGTTGAATAAAAGCCGTATTGCTTCGCTCTGTTTGAGCGTTACATCATCTTCGTTATCGCTTGCAAGCCCCGTACTTTTTTCTGCGAACAAGATACTTTCCGGCACGCTTGCACTTGCGCTTAATGCAAGACGCGATTCGGTTATAAGCTGCTGAAAGCCCGTATACGTGCGTTCGAGTATCTTTATCTCACCGACGCTGTTTATAGCTTTCGGGTGTAACATACTCCACTCGCGCATTTCTTTTTCGTTTTGTTCAAAAAACTGTTTTGTAAAATCAGGCCCGTTTTCGATTATGAGCCCGTCTGCGGGAAACTGGTGATACATAAGGGACATCTGCTGCGCCATTATCGGCAACGACATTTTCATAATCTCGTATCCCTCATAATCTTTAATCCATCCCTCAAAATCGGATGTAGACCAGCCCATCTGTTTTATTGCGCCCCAAAATGGAAGTTTTACGGGGCGTATCATTGCCATACGCTGCGTACTTACACGGCAGCCGCCGAGCGGAATAAACAAGCTGCGTGCATACAAATAATCTTGCGCCGTAATGTTTGTTTCCGGTGTAAACACACAATTCCATCGATCGGCCGTTATCCAATACTGTATAAAATCTTGCTCCGGCAAATCCTGTAACAGCTGCAGCACGCCTGACTGCGTTCGTACGGGGTTATCTTTATCAAGGGCAGGGTACACTACGGCTCCGCCGAATATAAGAGCCTGCGTTATACCTTGAGCGTATGCGTCCGTAAACCCGCATTTTGCAGCATAATCTTCAAGACGCTGTAAGTCGTCAGGGTTAAAAGATGCGCACTCAAAATGTACGCCGTCAAGCGATAAGCAGCCGGCTTTTTTATTTATAATACGTGCAGGAATTCCGCCGCTTGCGTAATATCCCGTCGCCTCGGTCGGGGTAATAGACACAGGTATAAAACTCTGCGTACTCATACCCGGATCGATAAACGTACCGATCCCGCTTGTCGGGTTGTAGTATCCGTCCTGTGTGATACCCTTTTGCGATTGCATCGCTTTTTGCGCGTAGTGCCGGCGCACAAACTCGTCAATGTTATCCCGTGTTTTTAGGCGCAACGATTCGCGCATTTCTTGTACGCTCTGCACATCGCCGTCCGCTGCAATATTTGTGCGTACCTCGTCATAAAGCGTATCGCGGATCGCTGAAAGTTCGGAGGCGTCGAGCGTGATTTCTCCATATCCGTCGTTTGTCGTTTCCGTACATTCCGCTTCGTGACGAGCTATAATGTCAAAAATCCGCTTGTGATTTTTATTTTTTTCAGTCTCTGTTAGTGATTTGAAGGTAGCCATTTTCTTTTATATTCTCCCTTGATAGTTCTTTCAGGTTCAAAAAATCAGCATCGCTTCGTACGATACGATATATGACATATTCGAGCGCATCACAGATGTGATCCGGCGCATCTTCGCCTTTCCCTTTTTCAGGCATTCCGTTTTCCGCATACTGCCGCGTCTTGAGTGCCTCTGACACAATATCCGTTTCTCGCGTGTCAAATACATAAAGCAAGCCCATACGGAACAACTTATTGACGTAAAACACGCGATCGATAATTCGCGGGTTTACACTTCCTATGCGACACTCAATGCCTTGCTCGACTATCTCATCGCGATAGCCCCGCAATATCTCTTTGCCGGAGCAATCCGGATACCACAGTATTTTATGCTGCGGATAGGTTGAGCGCATTTTTATCGGAGCCGTACCTATGTCCTCAAAGCTCCAGCCCCTCATTATATATAGTCTTTTATCCTTTTTGATTATTGCCGCAGCTTTTGAAAATCCGGAGTTGAGGTCTTGCCCGACCATAACGATATACTCCGATCCAACATTAAACGGCTTGCATTTACATTTACGATCGTCGTAATCGGGATAAACACGTCCCGTGCGCAGGTTTACAAAACGCCCCTCAAGGTATGCCATACGCTCGTTGGCATCATAAATTGCATAGAGACTATCGACATAACTTTTCGCGAGCGTGGTATTTGCCCGCGTCTCGCCCCGTACGAGCATATATCGCTGCTTTGCCCGTTTAAGCTCCTGCACGACGTTGTATAAACCTCGATAGCCCTGTACGGTCGTAAAGTATGCGATATACGGGATGCGACCATCCGGCAGTACGATACGGGTACGCTCGCGAATAGCCTTATTTGCGGCAAGTACTTTTTGCTGGGATAACTCGTCAATCTCATCGCATAAAAAAATACTGACGTTATATGCGTATACGTCTTCGGGCTGCTCAATCGCGATTAAAAAAAACGTTATCGTGCCTATGACAAGCGTATTGTCCTGCCGATTAAAACTGTAAACACTGTGGGTGCGTTTAAGAATAGCAAATAAATCTTTAAGTACGGTTTTTTTTATAAGAGTTATTGTCGTACTTCCAATACCGACAGCAATGTCGTGACCGTTATACGTTTTAACGATATCGAGGATTGCAAGCACAATACAAAAACTCTTGCCGCAGCCATAACCGCCTGCAAGGATAAACCAATCAACATCAGGTAATATATGCGGGCCGCAAACCATTTGCCGCTGGTGTATAAACGGTGTAATTCGGTTTTCATCCGGTATGATGCGCTTATTCGCCATCACCTTTTCCAAGCTCTACATTGCCTGCGCCGATAAGTTCGTCTTTACTTATGCTGTTTTCGCCCGTAAAATTGATATTTAATGGATCGGTCGAATCAAGGCGTATCGTCGGTGTGTCCTCATAGCCGCGCTGCCGGCCTTTGCGCGCAAGCACCCATTTTGCTGTAGAGATATCACCTTCTTTTACTGCCTTAAATACCTGTCCTTCTGCGAGATCGAGTATCTTTTCCGTTTCGGCACTGAACGCTTTTTTTGTTTCTGCCCATCGGTTTATTAAACTTCGCGCTGTATCCCACGAAGAATTAAGACGATGAGCAACAGTTAATACAATCCCGACGCTCCCGTCTATAGCTTCAAGTACCGTTTCTTTTTTTATCCCTCGATAGCTTGCCATATTTCACCCATTCTCAATTTTTACAATTTACTCTCTCGGACGTATCGGAGTTTTCCTTTTTTTTTACCCCGCCGCTTCACGGAATAAATCCTGCTTGCTCTCCACAAGCGCAGTTTTAATCCGCTGTTCGGCAATCGCGAAATAATCATCGTCAAGCTCCATACCGATAAACTTGCGGCCGGTATTGATACAAGCAACACCGGTTGAGGCGCTTCCCATAAACGGATCAAGGACAAGCGCACTCTCTTGGGTAACTAACGCCATAAGCCGCTCCATAAGTCTCACCGGTTTTTGTGTCGGATGCTGCATTGTATAATGATCTCTTCCTTGCTGCATAATTGATTTTTCTACACAGCCGTACTCCATGCTTCTAGCGACTTTTACAGGACGGTCTATATCAAATAATTTTTTTGTACCCGGTATGTCATGCTTTGTTTTATAAGGATACCCGTATAGGCGAATTATAGATTTTTCTTTCAAACCGTGATTAAGATTATCTATTACAGCGACATTGCGATTGCAATGATTAATAATTCCGGTATGAGAAACAAAATTCTTTGCTACGGCTCCTTCGTGATACGCAACCTTGAAATTGCTCAAATAATCATTTACAGCTTGAAAAGATTTTGCATTTGAAAAAACACTCATTAGCCGTTTTATGTCTTGCTTTATAGCGCCTATATCGTGTCCTTTCATTTCAAGATACGGAATACGTACCTTATTGATTTTTCCCTTTCCTTTACAATGAATACTGATTGTTTCGTGAACACGACTAAGGGGTGATAAAGGACTGGTCGTTTGTACCTTATTCCAGATAATTTCTTCTTTGAAAATAAATCCCAAATTATCAAGCATGGTATTCCAGCGGTAAAATGCACTGCCCCGCCCGAACATCACGATAAAGCCGTCGGACTTTAATACCCGTTTCGCTTCGCGAAAAAAAATAGCTTCATTGAAAGGAATATCGAGCTTCTGATTTTTCAAATAACCATACGGCGGATCGGTTATAATTGCGTCTATGCTCGCGTCCGGTATCTTCGGCAAAAGCTCTATACAATCGCCGTGTAAAAGTTTTATGTTTTCGTTCTCCATACATATATAGTCATTTTTGTTTTACCTCTATGCTGTCGATCGCCTTTTGCGCCATTGCCGCAACCTGTAT